CGAACCCGGGCTGTCAAGCGCTCGGGTGCCAGCGAAGTGCCGCCGCCGGTGGAGAGCAGCGGGCATCGCCCCGGGGCGCCGAAAATCGCCGGGGACCCTGGGGTTATTCGGTGGGTACGGGGTCGGAAACCCGCGGCTTTTCGTTAGTGGCTGGGTTTCAAAGTTAGTTGACCTCAGTTGACTGGTTGACCAGTTGACCGGGCTTGGAAATAGGAGGCTACATGGCGTTTTTGACACGTAAGGAATACGGCGAGCTGAAGGGTTGGTCCAAGCAGCACATCAGCAAACTGATACTCAATAATCGACTGGTGTTGAATGAGGCGGAGCTGATCGATGTTGATGCCAGCGAGCAATTTCTAGCAATGACGCGTGACCCCAGTAAGGTCGGAGTGAGTGCTCGACACGCTCATGACAAGCAACGCACAACTCTCGTTGCTCCAGTGCTTGCGCAGCAACCCGCTCACGTTTCCCAGCCGGTTATCCCAGATTATCAACACTCTCGTGCTCGACGTGAACATGCCCAGGCGGAACAGATTGAAAGCCAGGTACGCAAAGAGAATGGTTCTTTGGTTGAGGCTGAAATCGTTGATAAAGCGGCCTTCGAGGCGGGTCGCATGCTGCGTGATCTGCTCCTTGGCATGCCGCCTCAGATCGCTCCGGAATTGGTTGCAATGACCGATCCCTGGGAAATCGAAAAACACCTAACGGCGGCGATTCGCAGAACCCTAGAAGATGCTGAGCGCATGTCTGCCAGCGATCTTTCCCGAGCACTATCCACCAAGAGCTGACTCTTATGCATTTCCCATACGCAGACGGAGCAGAGGTTTACCGTGTGGCGTATTTTCGTGGCTTGCGCCCAGATCCAGATCTTTGGGTCGATGAATGGGCGGATGAATACATGCGAATTCCGCGCAGTGTCGGTGCCGCTGAGCCAGGCCAATACCGAACCTCTCGGACGCCCTATGCCCGTGAGCCCATGCGCTGTTTGTCTCCGGCTCACCCGTGTAAGCGAGTAGTCACCATGGTGGCTTCGCAGCTGATGAAAACGCAGATCGCGCTTAACTGGATCGGAGCGTTGATTCACATGTCACCATCGAACATTTTGACACTGCTGCCCACGCTCAAACTGGCCTCACGGGTTTCGTCGCGAATCAGCAAAACAATAGATGCAACGCCAGTTCTGCGTGAAAGAGTGGCTGCGCCACGCTCGCGTGATGCGAAGAACACCCAGGACACCAAAGAGTTTGAAGGCGGTACGCTTTACGCGGTGACGGCGGGCTCAGCGGCCAACCTGGCGGAACTGGCCGCACGTTTTATCTATGGCGATGAGATCGACCGCTGGGAAGTCGATGTGGGCAACGAAGGTGATCCGGTCAAGCTGGCCGAGATCCGGGGCAGTACATTTGGCAGGAAGGCCAAGTTTTACTTCTCCAGCTCACCGACCCTTAAGGGCGCATCGCGTATTGCCGACCTTTTCGCCATGAGCGATCAGCGTTACTACTACGTCCCATGCCCTCATTGTCAGCATATGCAAGTGCTGGAGTGGGAAAACCTCAAGTACACCGAGGACTACAGCCGGATTGAGTACCTCTGCAGCGGCCCTGATTGTGGTGCGCTGATTGAGGAGCACCACAAGGGTGAAATGCTGGCTCGTGGAGAGTGGCGTTCCCATGCTGAAGGGGATGGTGAAACCGTAGGTTTTCATCTCAACGCGCTTTATGCGCCCCTGGGCTGGACGAGTTGGCTGTCGATGGCGAAGGATTACGACGAAGCCGTTATCAAACAGGCCAGTGGTGACCTCGAAGCGATGCAGGTGTTTTTTAATACCCGTTTGGCAAAGGTTTGGGACAGTACTCAAGAACAGACCAAGGCCAGCGTATTGCAGGCTCGTGCGCTGCAGGAAGACTACGTGTTGGGCTCTGTACCTAGCGGCGCATTGATGCTTACGGCGTCGGTCGACGTCCAAGCCAACCGGCTTGAGTTCATGGTCATGGGCTGGGGTGTCGGAATGGAGCGTTGGGTCATCGATCATCAGGTGATCATGGGTAACCCTTCGGATGAACAGACCTGGTCTGCGCTGGATGAAAAACTGAAGGCGCGTTATTGGCATCCCTGTGGGGTTGGATTGACGATTCTGGCAACCGCCGTCGACACGGGCGGTCACCACACCAATGATGTTTATCAGTTTTGCCGCGTCCGCCGCTGGCGCAATGTCTTCGCTATCAAGGGCGCAAGCAAGCCAGGTAAACCTCCGATTGCGCAACGGCCTTCGATGGTCGATGTGACATGGCGAGGCCAGACTGAACGTAATGGTGCCGAACTTTGGATTGTCGGTACCGATACGGCGAAGGATTGGATATATAACCGTTACCCATTCGAATCGGGGCCGGGTGCATTGCACTTTGCCAAAGATCTGCCGGACGACTTTTTTGCACAATGCGTGGCCGAGCGCCGGATCACTCGATACGTAAAAAATAAGCCGGTTACCGAGTGGATTAAAGGTAAGTCCGAGCGCAACGAAGCGCTGGACCTGATGGTGTATTGCCTGGCGATGGCGCACTACCTGGGGCTTGATCGATACAAGGAACGGGATTGGGATCGAGTTGCGCAGGCACTGGCACAATCTGAGTTGTTTGTCGAAAAACCGGTTTCCAATGCTCCGGTTGAAGTACAGGAGATTGAATTCCCAGTAGCGACTACAGGGGTGAAGCCAACCTCGCACCCCATTGTTCCTGTCGCCAAAACGCGACCTACCGCACCGCCACCTCAACGCCGAAGCTCCAGCAGTGGTTACCTGAAAAGACGCTAAGTTCAGGAAAGTCCAATCATAGGGCTGAGAATTCGCACTCCGAGGCCGAATGCTTCAGATACCAATCCGCGAGCAACTTCTTTGCCGCCCTCTTTGGCGCTGACAGCAAGTTGCTCACCGATGGTGGATTTTGAGGTCACGCTTTCAGGTATGGCTTTCAGAACCTCAAGGCCTTTCGCAGTAAGTACGGCGTCGTCAACGCGGATGTAGGGGTAGGGTTTACAAGTGAGATAACCCGCTTGCATCAACCATTGCGCAGTTGCGATGAAGAATTCTGCATCGTCTGTAGGCACCTCGGTACCGTATCGTTCGTCAAATTGCATGGCGTTTTCGACGAATGCCCCCGCCATGAGTGTTTGGGGAAGCGGAAAGCTTTGGTAAAGCTCGGCAAAAATTTTGCCGGTGATGTCATCAAACTTCTCAATATTGGAGACAGCCATGTCAGAAAACTCCGAGGAAAAGGCGCAACAAGCGCAGAAAGTTAAGGCCGCAGCAGAACTCCAGCAGGAGCTACGCCGGGTGGTGGCCGATCAGTTAACGGGTCGAATGGACTGGGTTCGCGCACGTACCTACTGGCGAATGCGTCTTCCAGATATTCCGACTGAAGAGTTGGCCGACGCTCTGACCCACATTCTGGCGGGCGGCAGTTTCAGGCAAGAAATTCAGTCAAGAAGTCAGAACTTCGTCTGACGGTTTTTATATCACACCGCCAGTACCCTTCTAGAGCAAACAACAATGTCATTCACTCAAAAGCACCTCGACGCGGTTGAGGCGGCCATCGCTCGCGGTGAAAAAACCGTGCGCTACACCGACCGCACCGTGGAGTACCGCACGGTCGATGAGCTGCTCAAGGCTCGCGAAGAAATTCGTTCGTCGCTGGTCAACGCTGCCGGACCGCGCTCGCGTGTGGTTCGGCTGTACCACGGAGGCAAAGGACTCTAATGGCCCGACACTTCCCGACGTTGACCCGCAACGGATTCGTGTTGCCGTCGAACATCAAGGCCAGCTACGAAGGCGCCGGAGAGGGCCGCCGCTCCGCTGGCTGGGATGCTCCCGACAACGGGATCAACAGCATCAACACCCCGGCACTGCGCAACCTGCGGTCACGTTCCCGGGCGGCGGTTCGCAATGATCCGTATGCCTTCAATGTGATCGACAAGCGCGTCAGCAACCTGATCGGCACGGGCATCACCCCTCGTCCTACAACCGACGATGATGCGTTACGCAAGTTGCTTCAAGAGCTGTGGGGTGATTGGGTGGATGAGTCGGACGCCGATGAGCGTACCGACTTCTACGGCCAGCAGGCCTTGGTGGCGCGTACGGTGGAAACCTCGGGCGAGTGCTTTGTGCGGCTACGACCGCGCAGCCTGGACGAGGGATTGGCGGTTCCGCTGCAGTTGCAGATCCTGGCGCCAGAGTTCGTCCCACACGACAAATTCGAGAGCACCAAAACCGGCAACGTCATCCGCGCCGGAATCGAGTTCACCCCTGGCGGCAAGCGGGTGGCCTACTGGATGTACCTGTCGCATCCGCGCGATGCGGCCTCACTGAACGCCGGCTACAACCAACTGGTGCGCGTGCCGGCCGCCCAGGTGCTGCACATCTTTGAACCGGTGGAGCCTGGTCAACTGCGCGGGGTACCGCGATTGTCGCCGGTGCTCAAGCGTCTGCGCAGCCTGGACAACTACGACGACGCTGTGTTGTTCCGTCAAGAGGTGGCGAACCTGTTTGCCGGCTTCATCAGTCGTCCGGCGCCGGACTCAGGGCAGACGCCCCGAGATCCAGTCACCGGCCAACTGTTGGATCTCGACCGCGACGGCTTCACACCGATGGTCGCGCTTGAACCCGGCACCATGCAGGAACTGGGGCCGGGTGAAGAGGTGGAGTTCTCCAAGCCGCCGGACGCGGGCAACAACTACCCCGACTTCATGCGGCAGCAACTGATGGCCGCCGCAGCCGGCTCCGGCACGCCTTACGAGATCCTCACCGGCGACATGCGCGGGATCAACGACCGGGCGCTACGTGTCGTGCTCAACGAGTTTCGGCGTCGCCTGGAACAACTGCAATTCAGCGTTTACGTCCATCAGCTCTGTCGACCAGTGCGGGCCGCCTGGATGGACATGGCGGTGTTGTCGGGTGTCCTGATGCTGGACGATTACGCGCAAAAACGTCGCAACTACCTGCGTACCCGCTGGGTGCCGCAAGGCTGGGCCTACATCCAGCCGGTGCAAGACGTACAGGCTCGACGGATGGAAGTGCAGGCCGGCTTTGCCTCGCGCAGCGAGATGGTCCTGCGCACCGGCTACGACGCCGAAACGGTCGATTTGGAAAACGCCGCCGATCTGGCGCGGGCCACAGCACTGGGCCTCAACTACAACACCCTTGATGCCGTCGATACCAACGACAAGGAGCAACCATGAGCAAGCAAGCGCGACCGCGCATTTACAACCGCGCAGGCCAGCGCGTGCAGGTTCAGGACAAGACCTGGTACGCCGTGCAGGCCAGCGGTGAGGCTACCGAGCGGGTGATCGAGGTCTTCGTTTACGGCGAGATCGGCGGCTGGGGCATTACCGCCAATCAGTTCGTGCAGGACCTGCGCGCCATGGACGACGGCGTCTCGCCGGTGATCGCGGCGTTCAACAGCATCGGGGGGGATTTGTTCGATGGGCTCGCCATGCACAACGCGCTGTCGCGATTGGGCGAGCGTTGCACTGGGCGGGTTGATGCATTGGCCGCCAGTGCGGCCAGCGTGGCGGTGTGCGGCGCACACAAGGTCGTGATCGCGGCCAACGCCATGCTGATGATTCATAACCCCTGGACCTACGTGGCCGGCGATGCCGAAGATTTTCGCAAGGTGGCCGACGTCCTCG